CAAGCGTATCAAGACTGCCTAATCAGTCTTAGATAGACTTCAACTAGGCCACTCTTAATCGGGTGGCCTTTTTGTTTGTCAGAATTACCACAAGTGATGTTACAGGCTGATTTAATTGCAGACGCTAAGGAAATAGTCGGCGACATGGCCGACCTCGCTCAGACGTGGACGACTACGGCTGGGACGACTTCGTGGCAGGTGCTAATCGGGCAACCGATGATTAGCCAGGACTTAACTGTGGGCGGTTACATCGAGCGCGTATCTTTCGAGGTTCGCATCGTGGCGGCCTCGGCATCGTGGACTACTTCTTACAGCGTGGCCTGTGCGGCAGGGTTGGCATCGGGCCTTATCCCTAGCACCCTAGCCATCGGGCAAACTCTCGTCGCTACGGAGCAGAACAACCGCAAGTACCGTATCGAGGCATCCGGCTACAAGCCCGGGTCGGCTTGGGTGGTGTTGCAGGTACGAGCTGAGGATAGCCGCTAATGGGCGACATTGCTATTGGCATTAACCCTACGACATCGCAGGGGTTGTTTGCATCTTTAGGTGGCTATAAAGAGTTTCTTAATACGCTTACTTCCGATCTGCTACGTCAAGAGGCTGCCTTGTCGGCTCGAGCCTTTATAATGTTTACTGCACCTATTCCTTATGGTGGTGGAAGTGGTGATAGTCTACCAGCAAAGAAACAGGGTGAGATAGCCGTTGAGCGCGACATCCGGTCACTTGTTGCTCCTCGTAGTGCTACGCTGGCATCGGCTGTTAATGACCTTTATGGATCACGGTCAGACTTTGAAGAATGGAAAGCAAAGCGTCTTACCAAAAATAGCGGAAGAATTATTAACGCTATCCACGCAGATACCAACATTGAGCGTGCATATAAGATGGCTCAAAATGTATTCGGTAACTCAAACACAGGCGGTCGCATCCTTGATGACATATCAGAATTGCAGGAGTTGCATAACAAACAACGCATGATGTACCGCGGACGCATCACGCGTAACCGTGGCCCAAGCCAGGACATCAAGAAAAATCCTTACTTGGTAGAAGCACCGCTCATCAAGCGTTATGTCGAGTTACGCCAGCAGGCGGTTGGATTGCTTAAATCTGCGTGGGCAAATGTCATCCAAAGCATTGGAAAAATTAACCTTAACGGACGCATGGTAAGACCAGCAGGGGGTAAGTTAAACCAATGGATTACTAAACACGGCAACAAGGGCATGGGTGCACTACGCTCCGATGAGCGCAACAAACGCATCAAGATAATTAACGGTATCGGTGATACGATGGGCGTATCAAGTGAAGCCGACACCATCCGCTCGGTCATCCGCTTGCGTAGCATAAACCTTGCATCGAACCCTTATCAAAAGGAAGTAGATAAGTCTGTACGACTTTGGAACATGAACCGCATCGTCTTTAAGAAATAATTTTATGGGCACTAAATCTATCCGCGAAATCGTCGAGACTGCACTTGTTGCACAACTCACGGCACAGTCTGAGTTATCAGGCGTGAACATTGAGAAAGGCATTGAGGTCGATAAACTTCAACTGCCCAGCGTCATCGTGTCATGCGAGAACGTTGCCCCCGCTCCCGATCTACCCGAAGGCCTGGGCAACTACGCTTGCACCGTGAACATCGCCACCTTTACTTCGGCAGACGAGGCTTCGGCCTTAACCGTTCACCGGGCACGCTCGGCTGCGGTACTCGGAGCAATGCAGGATGTGACCGCCATCAAGGCATTATTCACCAGCCAAGCCGACGCGACTTGCTACGACGTGATATATCAATCGGTAGACCAATCAAACGGAGACAGGGCATTAGGTTCGATGGCTGTCTTTACCGTCTTAGCGGTGCTCCCTGCCTGAGTCTTTACAGCGGACGCAAAGGTATAACACTATGGCAGCCGTCGTAAAAGGAACAGCACACGTTTATTCGTTTACTACCGGACAAGTGACCTCGCTCACCGTCCAGAGTTACACGATTACCCGCAACTTCGAGCTTGAGGACAAAGTAGCCGGAGAGCATGGGCGCACAATTACCCATCGCCTCGACGGTCGTACTAATGAAATCAGCATCGAAGGCGTATTGCAGTCTAACGCGTTCGCCATCGCTATCGGTGATACCTTCGCTTTCACAGGCAATGAAATTACCTTCTCAGGCGTAGTTACCCGCATCGAAGATCGTGGGCAGGCTAAAGGCTTCTCGTTAATTTCCCTCTCGGCTACACAGCACGAGGACATCACGTACTAAGGTACAACTTATCCCTAACAAATCCTTAGCTGACGCGAAAGGTGATTAGGCTCTCTACGGAGGGCCTTTTCTTTGCCCCTTGGCTTGCCTTGAGAGGCGGTTTGATGGTTAGGTCTATACCTTCCTATGGACAAGCGATTTCTCGAGGCATTTCTGACCCCTAAACGAAAGACCCTGCTGGGGTACGAGTTAAAGCCTTTCTGCCTTAAGCACCGGATACAGTTGGCTGCCCTCGAGTCGCCCTTTGCCTTGGGCGGTGTGGTGACGGCCTTCGATGTTATAATCTTTTGCAAGGTCTGCTCGGAACGGCCTTTCTCTTTTTCGCTAAGTCTAAAGGAGAAGTTTTACGCGTTCCGACTTAAGCGAGTTTCGTACATGGTCGAGGCGATTGAGTCTGCTAAGTCGCATATGCGGTCGGACTCGTGGCCTCAGTTTTGGCAGAAGGATGATCAGGGCGAAGGGCAGTCGCGTATGTCGGGCGTGCCCTGGGCATTATCGACTATCGCAAACCTTGTGAAGAATGGGGTATCGCACGACGAGGCTATCCACTTGCCCGAGGCTTACGCCATGTGGCTATCGACTACGCTGTCGGTTCAAGATGGCGCGAAGGTGGACATTCTGACAACCGACGATGAGGAGTTGTTTGACGAGTTGGCAAAGGTAGAGAAACAATGAGCCGCTCCATCGAGTTTGATATCGTCGCAAACGACAAGGCCACCGGCAAATTGTCGGGCCTGAAGAAAGAGCTGTCTGACTTTGGCGGTCGCATTGCTGGAATGTTCACGGCTACTGCTCTGTTAGATCGTGGACTCTCGATGGCCTCGGAGGCGTTTAGTGCATTCATGGCTAACATGAAAAATGTCGGCAACTTAAACGACGTTGCGAAGGCGGCAGGATTAACGACTGCGGAGTATCAACGCTTAGCGGCTGCGGCTCAAGAGGCTGGGGTCGAGCAACAAGGTTTAATGAAAGGTCTCAAGACCGTTAAAGAGTTTATACGCGACGCTCAGGTCGAAGGAAGTAAGCAGAGCAAAGTCCTCGCAGTAATGGGCTACACTCAAGAGCAAGTGACCTCAGGCAATGTGGACGCAATGGAAGTGATGATGAAATTATCCGCAGCCGTTGAGGGTGCAGATACCGCGCAACAAAAGTATAATGTGGCGGCCTCGGTGCTTGGAACAAAGGCTCAAGAGTTAGTGCCTCTGCTCGATGGCTTACGCTCGGCAATGTCCCGCGTGAGCGAAGAAGAAATTATCACTCAAAAGACCATCGATAAAATCGACGACGTTACAAAGAAGCTCGAGCGTCTTTTCCGTATATCATTAAAAGGACAGGCTGAAATCGCAGACAAATTACTTACGCCAGAAGGCGGTCAAATTGCTGGAACTATTATTGGTGCAGCTATTCCGGGTGGAGGAATGGGCATGGGCGGTGCATTAGGTCGCACTGCTGGTGGCATGATAAGCACTCCAACTCCAGGAGCACCACCACCCTCACAAGCCGACAAAGATACGGCAAAGGGACTTGCCGCGTTAGGCGCAACAGGTGCAGCCAAGTCTGCCCTCGGTGCTGGCGGTGCAAATGTCTCCACGGCTCAAGGCCTCGGCATGGCAACCTCGATTGCACTCGCTCAGGCTCAGACTAACTACCTTGCGACCATTGCAAATAATACCGCCCCTGTAATGGGTGGTGCGAGTATGCCAGGTACAAGTAACTTCACTCGCCCCGACGCATCTTACGAGGAGTTCTCGGCAGCAGCTCAGAGAGCACGTTTCACTCCACGCAGAGGCCCTGCACGATAATTTATGGCACAAGTAAACAAAGGTAACAGCCTAACAAGTAAAGCCCTACAGCCGGGCTGGACAATTGAGAATGACGGCTTCGGCTTACTCACTTGCCGAGCAACTTACATTATATCTGCTAACACTGAGTACGGTGCGAGCGGTGTGGCAGTTATTTCGCAAGCCCCTAAGCGTGGCGACACTTTCGCTAACGATGCTCGCTTGGTTTGCCACAAGGCAACGTCGAGCGTGAACAGCAACGGCCTCCAAGTTATCACGGCAGAGTACTGCGGTATTGCTAAAGGTGCTCGGACTGACCCCGAGGTAAGCGGACGCGGTGCGACGACGACTGAACCGATTGCTCGGCATCCGGGCTTTGTTAAAAACATTGGAGGCACTCCGACCGCTCCTTTATTTGGTGCAACGTTCGACGCTAACGGAAACTTTAAGGAGTTCGCAGATCAGACGTATCCAAAGTACGGTCTCAAGAGTTATTACTCGCCATCGTTTAGCATCAACGGTCACTTCTACACATCAGACATTAGCGTCGCAAAGACTTTGAAAGATAAGCAGTGCACGTCCTCATCGACAGGTAATTGGGGCACAGGCAACTTGCTTGCTGGGCTTCAGGCTCTCGGCCCACAATGGGGCAAGAATGGATGGTGGGAAGCAGCTGATGAGTCTCCTCAGTTGTTACTTACGAGCGTATCTCTCGAGTACTTTGGCAAACTCATCAAAGTCTCTTACGAAATCTTAGTCGCAGTGGACGGTCTCGATACCGACGTCTATCCGCGCTCATCTGATGGTCGTCCTAAGCGTGGAGCATGAAGCGTTTAGTCCCAGGCGTAGGGTATGACATTTACGAGACAGGCGACACCGTATCGCTTGCCATTAGCCAGCCCAAACCCGAGCCGAAGCAGTTTGAATGTACGGTCATTAAAGATAAAGACGGCAACCTATGGATGGACGTTGAGCCGGGCTTCGTTAAAATCTTAAACTATTCCAACGTCCTAATCGTTTCAACAGGCAACCGAGACGTAAGCGTCGGCGATGCTTCAGTAGTAGACTCGTCTTACTTAGCCGTCACTAAACTGTACAAGGTCGAAGGGTGCAACTGTTACAAGGGACTGCGTTATCCTTCACAGCCTGCTACGTTAGCCCTTAATCAATTCAAATTAGAAACCGAGGAGGACAGCATAGTCGTCTTATATCGCGCTTCTCCTGGATACGGCAAACCACGGCTCGCTGTAATTAGTGCAAGCCTGTTTGCTTCTTCATTCCGATACGGCCCAACAGGTGCATCAGTAGGCGAAGGTACAGTACCGTCGATTAAGCATATCGTAGCACACACTAACGGACAATTAAGTCTCACTACTAATCCGCCATATGCAACCACAGGTCAAACTGCCTCCACTGCTAATTACGTTGGGGTGTTAAGCGTATGGGACAGGCTCGGTCTTTCTGTTAAGTTAATTGCTCTGTACGACTCCACGACCAAGAAGCTCACGCAGTACCATACAGGGGACGTGGATCTAACCGAGACGGCAGAGTCCTATATTAAACCAGCATCATCCTTAGTAACCACAGGCCCTTGCATCGACGACGGCTGGGCTTCCTCTTTCTACGTCACAGGCGGCACAGGTGCTCCTTCCGGCTACACCTTCAACTACTCCGTTTGACGGTTAGGCATAAGTAGAAGCCATGGCACTCTTAACGACGCATAAACTATACGTAGACGCTGAAAAGCCAGACACGGCTTATAAAGGCTGGAATGATACATCAGTCGTTACAAAGCCTATATTCTTCGCAGACGATACGCCTCAGCTCGATGTCTACTTAGTGCGCTTGTCGAACTCGGCCTCGTACCCGATGCAATCGGTGGCCTTCCCTTCGGCTGATTTGTTTTACGCGATAGGCAATTTCGCACTCGGTGCAATAAATACGAACAACGGAGTAAGCTCTATCTCAGCAGGTACGGCTACATGGTCTTCCCCTGTTTTAACTGTCCCCAGCGAAGCAACAGGTGGCTCTTTCACGCTGACCTTAACGAACGGCTCGCCCGCTCTGACGGCTACGACTATTGCCCTGACTAAAGATGTAACGGCTGCCGAAATCAGTTCTGCCATCGTCACCGCGGTAAACGCTAAATCGGGATGGTCGGCTTGCTCTGCAACGGTAACTCAGACAAGCGAGAC